AAGAAAGCGCCGACTCTACAGGTGTACTTGCGCTTCAAACAAACGGAACAACTGCGGTAACGATTGGAACAGATCAAAATACGGTTTTAAACAGCACAGGCGCATTAACATTAAATGTAGGCACAACCGCACAAAGACCGGGCAGTCCTGTTGTTGGCATGATTCGTTACAACACATCTTTAAGTGTGTATGAGGCTTATACAAGTAGCGGATGGCAAGCCATAACTACAGTCCCATACAACGCAGAATATTTAGTTGTTGCTGGCGGTGGTGGTGGCGGTAGACAACGTGGTGCGGGTGGTGGTGCGGGTGGATTTAGAACAGCCACAAGTTTTTCATTAACAGGTGGAACAGTTTACACAATTACTGTTGGTGCTGGTGGTGCTGGATCAACAGTTACCACGGCAAGAGGCACAAATGGCAGTGATTCTGTTTTTTCTACCATAACTTCTACTGGTGGCGGTGGTGGCGGATCATCAATTTCAACTAATTCATCTCCTATTTTAAGTGGAGCAAGTGGTGGTTCTGGCGGTGGCGCAGCGGCTGACTCAAGCTCAGGAACAACAGTTGGAACTGGGGGGGCTGGAAATACTCCATCCACAAGCCCAAGCCAAGGTAGTGCTGGTGGTGGTACTACCAATGCAGGAGGTGCTGGAGGCGGTGGCGGTGGCGGTGCATCTGCTGCTGGAAGTGCTGGAACAGGCTCTGTGGGTGGTGCTGGCGGTGCTGGTACAGCTTCTTCTATTACAGGTTCATCAGTAACTTATGCTGGTGGTGGTGGCGGTGGTATCCAATATGGTGGTGGTGGCGGTGCTGGTGGTGCTGGTGGTGGCGGTGCGGGTGCTGGTGGTGCTGGCGCAGGATCAAATGGAACAGCAAACACTGGCGGCGGTGGCGGTGGCGATGGTAACGCTGGTGTTAATGGTGGTACTGGTGGCTCAGGAGTTGTTATCCTTTCAATACCAACATTGTTTTATTCTGGCACTACCACAGGCTCTCCAACAGTCACAACATCAGGCTCAAATACTATTTTGAAATACACTGGTTCTGGAACTTACACAGCGTAAGGATAAAAATGGCACATTTTGCAAAAATTGGTTTAAACAACATAGTCACAGAAATTTTGGTTGTTGCCAACCGGGAAACAATGGATGCTCAAGGTAACGAGCAAGAGTCCATTGGCGTTGAGTTTTTGAAAACTTTGACTGGTCACGAAACTTGGATTCAGACAAGTTACAACGGAACTATTCGTAAAAACTATGCTGGCATTGGTTATACATACGACAGTCAACGTGATGCGTTTATTGCTCCCCAACCATACCCAAGCTGGACATTGGTAGAAGAAACTTGTCGGTGGATTTCACTTGTTGCATATCCCACAGACGGAAAACTATATAACTGGAATGAAGAAACACTGTCATGGATTGAGGCAATGCAATGACTCCAGAACTACAAAAGTATTACGAAGAACGATTTTCCATGATGGGAATGGAAGGTTGGAAAGATTTAACTATTGATATTGACAATATGATAGAGTCACTCAATAATATAAGCGTAATTCCTGATGAAAAGACTTTGCAGTTCCGCAAAGGTGAACTTTCCATCTTGACTTGGCTGAAAACCTTGAAAGAGGTCAGCGAACGAGCTTTTGAGGAATTGAATGAAAAGAATGTTTGATTTTGCCTGTGCAAATGGGCATAAAACTGAAAGACTTGTTGATTATGAGACAACGAGTTTTCGATGTGAGTGCGGAGAAACAGCCAACCGTACTCTATCTGCTCCTAACTTTAAGTTAGAAGGGTGGTCTGGTTCTTTTCCATCAGAGCATGGGAAGTTCGAGAAAAAACACCTAGATCAACTGAAGTGGGAGCAAAAGCACAACTCATAAGCAGAAATGCCGAGTTGAATGTCCTAGAACCGATAACGGCAGGAAAAAGGTAAAAATATGTTGATTGACAATGAAGATGAGTCGCTAAGTGAGTTAGATGCAGTTGAGCAAAAGAAGCAACTACCTGAAGTAGCACCCTTATCCGAGATGCCTGAGAAATACAGGCAGAAATCTTTGGAAGAAGTGGTCAAAATGCACCAAGAGGCTGAGAAGCTGATTGGAAAGCAAGCGCAGGAAGTTGGGGAAGTGCGAAAGCTGGCAGATGAACTTATCAAGCAAAACCTCTCCTCTAAACAACAACCTATTGAAGAAGAGCCAGAAGTAGATTTTTTTGAGAATCCACAGGCGGCGGTTCGTAAGACTGTTGATAACCATCCCGATGTACTTGCGGCTAGACAAGCTGGTCAAGAGTTCAAAAAGATGCAGATTCAGCAAAAGCTGGCGCAAGAGCATCCTGATTTTGGTCAGATTGCTCAAGATGCAGACTTTGTGAATTGGGTGAAATCTTCACCTATTCGCCTTGGTTTGTATGCAAAAGCTGATGGTGAGTTTGATTACGACAGCGCAAACGAATTGTTAAGCACATACAAAGAGTTGCGAGGAATTAAGGCAAAACAGACTACAGATGCAGGGGAAACTCAGCGCAAGTCAAACCTTAAAGCCGCAAGTGTTGATGTAGGTGGAAGTGGAGAATCTGGAAAAAGAGTCTATCGCAGGGCTGATCTAATTCGGCTGAAGATGACTGACCCAGATCGTTATGAGGCGTTAAGCGGAGAAATCATGCAAGCGTATCAAGACGGCAGGGTTAGATAATTTAACTTATCGTTTTTTGGAGATTTAACATGGCAACATCATTTTCCCCCACAAACTCAGTTACGGTAACAACCGCTGAAAAATTCATCCCAGAAATTTGGTCAGATGAAATCGTTGCGGCTTACAAGAAAAACCTCGTTTTAGCTAACTTGGTTATGAAGATGAACTTTAAAGGTAAGAAGGGTGATGTAGTTCACATCCCTGCACCTACCCGTGGTTCTGCTTCTGCTAAAGCCGCTGAAACAGCAGTCACTTTGATTGCCGCTACAGAGTCTGAAGTTCAAGTTTCTATCAATAAGCATTACGAATACAGCCGTTTGATTGAGGATATTGTCGAAGCCCAAGCCTTGAACAGCTTGCGTAACTTCTATACCTCTGACGCTGGTTATGCCTTGGCTAAACAAGTCGATACTGATTTGGTTCAACTGGGTCGTTCAACCAATGGCGGTGGTGGTACAAATGCTTATGCAACTGGTGCATTTATTGGTGGTGATGGTACTACTGCTTATGTTGCCGCAAGCAACAATGAGTCAGCATTGACCGATGCCGCTATTCGCCGCACTATTCAGCGTCTTGATGACACTGATACCCCAATGGATCAGCGTTTCTTCTTGATTCCTCCATCAAGCCGCAACACTTTGATGGGTTTGGCTCGTTACACTGAACAAGCCTTTGTTGGTGGTACAAACAGTACCATTCGCACAGGTGAGATCGGTAACTTGTATGGTATCCCTGTGTTTGTCTCAAGCAATTGCGACACAGCATCAGGTACTAACAATGCACGAGTTTGCTTGATGGGTCATAAAGACTCACTGGTTTTGGTTGAACAAGTGGCTATTCGCTCACAAGTTCAGTACCAACAGCCGTACCTTGCAAATTTGTACACAGCAGACACGCTGTATGGAGTGCAAATTCTGCGTTCAGCAGCAAGCTCTGGTGCGGCTAAGTCTGCATCAATGTTTGCTTTGATCGTTCCAGCCTAATTGCAGTTGTCCCTCCTATCTCTAGAAATAGGGGTAGGGGGACTTTTTTAACCTATTAGGAGAAACAAAAATGGCAACAGCAAGTGCAGTTGTAACACGCAGAGGCAATGACAGTTTTCGGGGTTTGTTCTCCGATACTTGGTCAGTTGTTTGTACTTTAAATGCTGGCTCATTAGTCGATGGTGCTGGTGAAACAGATGATGTAACAGTGGCTGGTGTCGCTTTGGGTGACATGGTTCTTTGTGCATCTTTGGCTGTAGATTTGGTTGGTTTAACAGTTACTGGCTATGTCAGTGCCGCAAACACAGTCAAATTCCGCATCCAAAACGAGTCAGGTTCTACAGCAGACTTGGCATCAGCCACTATGGATATTATTATTGTCCGTATGGTGTAAAGATAGGGGGGCTAGTCCCCCCTTTCTCATTTAAGGGTTTTATGGCTACTTTTCGTTGTCTTCAATCGGGTAACACTGTGACTTTCACATATCAGCATGACATTGACTCTATGAAGGGTCATCAGGGGTATGTAAGGATAGATGAACCAGAAGTAACCATAGAATCAGTTGATTCTGAGCGTACAGATACCGCTTTTGCGCCTGTCATCCCCACAATTAAGCGTATGGGTAGACCTCGAAAGGTTGCAAATGTCTGAATTTGACGCAAGAGATTTCGGTAAGCTAGAGGCTCAAGTTGAGGCACTCCAAAAAGAGATGCACACATTGAGCGCAGATGTCAAATCATTACTTGAACTTGCCAACAAAGGCAAAGGTGGTTTTTGGATGGGTATGACAATCGCTTCATTCATGGGCGGTGTCATTACCTTTGTTGCTGATCGACTCTGGAAATAAGGGGAACACTATGCCAATGGTCGGAAAAAAGAAGTTTGCTTACTCAGAAAAAGGCGAGAAAGAAGCCAAAGAGTATGGCAAGAAAAAGGGTGTGCCTGTCACCGTCATGATTGCTGTTGGTAAGCCAAATAAAGCTATGCCTATGCGTGGTGGTCGTACCGCTACAAACATGATGAAAAAATCTTCACGAGGTAAATAATGTCTACTTTCCAACTCGACCCCAATCAAGTTGCTTATGGTGTTGCCGCTATTGGCACAACCCAAGTTTTTGCAGTGACAAATTCAAGCGTTGCATCTACGGCTTTTGGTGCTAATACCACCATGATTCGTATTGCTTGCTCTTTGGGACACTGCCATTACCAAATTGGCTCTGCGCCAACTGCAAACCTGACAACTTCACCCATGATGCCCAACAATTTTATTGAGATTATTAGGGTAAACCCTGGTCAAAAGATTGCAGTTATTAAGGATGCAACTGTTACTGGATCAACAATTTCTGTGACAGAGTTGGTATGAAAACCAAGGCTCAAAAGAAGATTAGTAAGGTAATGACCGAGTACGGCAAAGGGGAATTGCACTCTGGTAAGGGTGGCAAGGTTGTAAAGAACCCAAAACAGGCGGTTGCCATTGCTTTATCTGAAGCTGGTATGTCTAAGCCTAAAAGGAAGATGAAATGAAAACTGGTTTGTACTCAAATATTAATGCAAAACAGGCTCGTATCAAGGCTGGTTCTGGCGAGAAGATGAACAAGGTGGGGTCTAAAGCCGCACCTACTGCTGCTGACTTCAGAAAAGCGGCAAAGACTGCAAAGAAGCCTAAAAAGGTGAAGTAAATGAAATCTCCCACTTGGCAAACAAAAGCTGGTCAAAATCCAAAAGGCGGCTTGAATGCCAAGGGTAGATCGTCTTATAATGCAGAAACTGGTGGCAATCTAAAAGCACCAGTAAAGTCGGGGGATAACCCTCGCAGGGCAAGTTTCTTGGCTCGTATGGCTGGCAACGATGGTGCTGAATACGACAAGAAAGGTGAACCAACAAGACTGCTTCTTTCGCTCAAGGCATGGGGTGCATCCTCAAAGGCTGACGCAAAGGCAAAAGCTCAAGCTATATCCGCAAGGAACAAGGCAAAAGCGAAATGAGAGCATTATCAGTTGGAGTTAGTCCCACAGCGGCAGTAGACACTACAGTCTATACCTGTCCTACGGGTTACTACGCCAAATTTACTGTGATGTATATACACAATACTGGCGGTTCAACCAAACACATTACTGTGCAATGGTTTGACGCAAGTGCTAGTACCACTCTTGATATATTGACTGCTCTTGATTTCAGTACAAAAGAATATTTGCAGTTTGATGGCAATGCCTACATTGTTTTTGAAGAAGGCGACAAATTAAAAATAACTACTCAATCTGCAAGCTCATTCAGTTTTATAGCCACATTTGAAGAAGAAGGG